CAATGCTCCAGGTAGTCCAGTCGTATCCTGCTACAGAAATTGATGGGGCACTGGGAGTTGAATAATAATTTTGTCCTTCATTTACTCCAAACATAATTGTTCCATTAGATCCTACATAAACATTATTATAAACAGTGTTACCCATTCGTAAATTAAATGGAAGGTTCATGCGAACACCAGCATCGTCTGTGTTTGCCAGAACGTTAGTTGATGCTCCAATTGTTGCTGCTAATGCATTTACCGCATCTTGAGCATTATTAATTGCTACGTTTGCTTGAGTTAATTGTGTTTGTGCCTCTGTCCGTGCAGGAGTTACTGCTGATACCGCCGTAGTTGCTGTAGATATTGCAGCATTTGCTACTGTTACTGCTGTCTGTGCTGCTTGAACTGCAGTAGAGGCTGTTACAGATTGTGCAACCTCTGTTGTAATTGCTGTAGCAACTTGCTCTACAGTAACAGGTGGAATAGGTGATCCTGCTGGAGTTGCTGCCGTAGCAACTGCTTGTGTTAAGGATGTAGTTGCAGATTCAACAACCGTGGCTGCTGCAGCAATTACTGCTTGTGCTGCAACTACTTCTGGTGTTTGAGTTGTAGCGTTTACTGGGATTGCTGCTACTGCTTGAATAACGCCAATGACTGTTTGAGTAACTGTCTCGGTAACTGCTGTTGCTGTTTCTACTGCTGGGGAAACATTGGATACCTCTGCTACTGCAGATACTGCTGTGGCCACCGCTGTGTTGGCTGCTGTGACTGCTGTATTAGATGCATTGACTGCTTGAACTGCTGTTGCTATTGTGGCTGTTGCGGTATCTGATGCTGCTATTGCTTGTGCTACTTCTGTAGTTGCGGTAGCAAGTGCTGTATTAACAGTTTGTTGTGCTGGGCTTACAACCACTTGTTCTGCAGGCGCTGGAACTTCATCACCATATGCAACGCTGGGTCCAAAAAGGAAAAGCCAGCCTATTATAAAAAGGCTGGTTAAAAAATACTTAATCTTTCTAGTCAACTAAGGCTCTCCAAAGTAAAACAATATTTTTGTTTACTTAGTAATTATAGCAGAGTGTTAGTTTAAATTACTTAGGGTTATCTGTTTTATAAAAGCCATTACCTTTAAACTGTATACCAAACGGAGTAAAGTGTCTAGTCATTTGTGATTCACATTGAACACATGTGTAACCTGGATCATTTTCTGTTATTGATCTGTTTACTGACATTGTTGCGTGTGAATCATCATATGAGCATTTGTATTCGTATACTGGCATTACCTATCCTTTAATTATAGTGAGCAGTTTAAGGACATACTCAGGTCCATCCTGCGGGTAACGGCCCGCTATCTGCGACTTCCCGATGAAGGGATGCAGATTTTTATTATACCCTACTTGATTTTAATTGTTTTTGGTTTCTTTTCCTCTGGAACAATACGCTCCAAAGAAATACGCAACATTCCATCTTTGACTTCTGCGCCAGTTACTTCGATGAATTCAGCTAATGCAAATTCACGGGTAAACTTACGGGCTGCAATTCCTTTATGAATTACCTTTTCTCCTGTTGCTTCAGTCTTAATCTCACCTGTTACTGTAAGTGTTTGTTCTTTTACAGCAATATTAAGATCATCCTTTGAGAAACCAGCCACTGCTACTTCAATGCAGAAACTATCCTCATCTTCCATTTGAATGACGTTGTATGGTGGATATGTTGATTGTGTTGAGTGATTTTGGATTCTTGAGAGTCTTTCAAAATCTCTGTTAAATCCGATAAAAAATGGATCATTAAAAAAATCCAGTGTTGTAGTTACCATTTTTGCTCCTTTTAAGCGAGTTAAATTAGTACCCCCTATCGGCGGGTACTAATATATTATATCATTTAATGTTAGCTATCGGAAGTGTCTGGTTTATCTGCTGAAGTTACATATTTTTTATATGCCACAGGCCAATTTAAAATAGCTTTTTGAGCATCTTTTAACTTAATGTTACCTGAGCAAACTAAACGCTTGAGGGCTGTTTCTACTACATCTTTCTTACGTGCATTATTTCCTGCATATGGTTGTGGGAACAAGTTTTTAGGATCTTTTGGATCCCCTCCCAATTGAAGGGAAATTAAATGGTCTTCCTCATAAGCTGACATTTCTGTACCCCATATTTTAGTATAAGATAAATATGTAGTTTTTAATTGTTCTTCTTTTAATTTATTTGTATACGTAACTGTTGGACGAATTGTTGCAGTCCATCCAGATTTACATACAGTTGTAGCAATATTTTCTTGAGTAACATCTTTATTCAAGACACCTGGAGTTATTTTTTTATTTTGTAAAACCCAATCTGGTGTGGCTGCAATAGCTGTGCCATTAATTAAAACAAAAATTAATGACAGAGCCACTACATTTTTAAATCTTTTTACCACTTAGGTCTTACTACTCCCATTACTAATGAATAAGGACGCTTCTTTTTGTAAGCTCCGCCGCCATTGCTTTGTGAACCTTTAGCATCTCCGCTAGTGTTTCCTTCAAAACATACAAGGTTTTTTCCATCATTAGAATATACAATTCCTACATGATCTGGCTCTGCATCTTGATCAAATTGAAAAAATACTATATCTCCAGGCTGGGCTTGACCAACAGGAACTAATTGATTATTTTTTGCAAAATATTTTAGTCCCGCATCGCATGATGCAAAACCTTTCTTTGATTGTGCTGCTACTAGCTTGACTAATCCCGCCTGATCAAAACAATAAGAAACAAACATTGCACACCATGGCTGTCCATTAAGACCATACCACTTGCCCATAATTGTTAAATTATCGCCTTCTTCTGCATATGCTTCATCTACAAACTTTTTTGCTACTGCAAGTACTTTGACTGCATTTGGGTTTCTATCTTCTGCCATTTTATTCTCCTTAGTTTACGGATGTCTTTAATGAGGCTGACAATTGCCATGACCAAAATTGATGTTGATCAATTCTTGTTGCAATAAAACTTGCAAGACCTTGTTCATTTGAGGCATTTGCCATTTCAAAAGCATCTTTCAAATCTTTAATTATTTGATTATTGGAATCAAGTAAATTTCTAACCATTTCTAACAATGATGTTGTTGGAAAATCATATTTTACATTTGAAGCCTGCAATAATTCATCAGCTTGAAATGGTGCAAACCCGCCAAGCTTTCTTGACCATTCGGCATAAGTATCAATTGATTCAAATACATCTTGGTAAATTTTTAAGAAAAATTTATGATATTGTGTAAATAAAATTCCTTCTACGTTCCAGTGATAACCATGTGTTTTTGTATAAAATATAAAGGCGTTAGCCTGTAATTGTTTAAGTTTATTTAATAGATCCATAATCTTAGTATACCATTTCTTTTATTTGAGCGGATGATCAGAATCGAACTGACCCCTTCTGCTTGGAAGGCAGAGGCACTACCAATATGCAACATCCGCATTGCGCCGTCGGCAGGAATCGAACCTGCGACCAAGACCTTAGAAGAGTCCTGCTCTATCCCCTGAGCTACGAAGGCATTCCTTTAATCGTTTGGAATATCTTCTTCATGCATATTAATCTCTACCAAGCCTAGCTCTTTTGCCATTTCATGGCCTTCTTCTGACATCTCTATTATTGCTTCAAGATTATCATTATATGTTACATTTATTAAACCCGCCTCATACATTTCAACCAATGACCTGTCAACATGTTCTTGATGAGCATGCCATAACTCTGGAGCAATATCTTTTGCTTTTTCTGTAATTTGAAAAATAAATTCGCCATTTTCATCCATGCCCGCTAATTCTACTGCACCTATCTCTAAATACATTGATAGTTTTTCATCATCATCCATGCGATCTCCTTGTGCAACAAGTAGGACTTGAACCTACGATTACCGAATTATGAGTTCGGGGCTTTAACCAACTAAGCTATTGTTGCTTAGTGATCTATTGTATCGTGCCATCTTCATTTTTGTCAATAGTTTCTTCTACTATCTGCTGTACATATTCAGAAAAATGCTTTCTAATATTGCCCATAGGCCTATATCCAGCAGCCTTCCAAATTCTTTTATATTCAATTACATTAGTAAATGTAGTTGGACATAATACTATTCCATTATACTCTTTTAATACTGTTGGCAAAGGAACATGCTTCCCGCAGCATTTACATTCTTTAGCTTTTTCTTGATAAGTGCTCATATTATTGTCATCCTGTCCATTGCATCTCGTAAATTCTCAGGCATTCTTGGTGCCCTAATCATATTGTATGAGCTGGTTTCCCCATCTGGGTCTGTTCCAAAATCATTATCGTAACTCATAGATTCATATGTATGTATATTTATTTCTTCATTTGTGTCAAATTTACTTTTACTAATAGCATTATAAATAGCTCCACAAACTGCATCCGCCAAGTCTTTGGATCCTTTTCTTGGGTGATCAACCCTGTCTCTCATTATTTTAAGCTGAAGTAATTCATCTATAAGCAGTTGTATGTGCGGGCCAGACAATCTTTCTTCTGCAACAATCATAGCCATATCATCATAATGTTTTTTAGCGACAGACAGAATCTCTGTATTGATGCCGTATTGTTTTAGTTGTTGCATCATATCATGAGAGTTCCATCTGTCAAAGCTACATACACGAATTTTAAATCCTCGTGTTTTTAATGAAAGTATATAATCTTTTACTTCAGTAAAATCTACAGACTTATCTTTTGTTGGTGTCCAAAATCTAACCGCATCTATTTCAACCACAGGCGCTGGTTGCGAATATGTATCGGTAACTTTAATATTAACCCATTTGTTTACATGACCCATTGCAACCGCACAATGGTCATGTTTCTGAGCTAGGTCTACGTGAATAAAGTATTCCTTATCTGGATCTGGAATAAACCAGTCTTCAAGTCTGCCAAAATTATCTACTGCAAGATGGCCTTTATTAAAAGCTTTCTCAACTTTTTCTCTTGATTTAAAAAACGCATCAACAGCATCAGGTGGCATGCATGCAAATCTAGATAATGCGTCTAATGGATTTGTAAAAAACGCTACCTTAAAATCATCAATATTTCTTACTGGATTTACTTCCCATGTAGGCCTCTTAAGAGCATATACTCTTGGAATCTTATATGAAAGTATATGATCCTCTTCCCACTCAACACTAAATTCGTTGCCTTGTGTATTATCTGGCAAATCTTCATCCATTTTAAACTTATGATCACGAACAATAGTTTCTTTTTGAGCCACTACGGCATCATATCTTTGCTGAATATAATCATTTTTATATCTAGGAAATGACAATAGGATTACTTTTCCAAAGTCTGGAAAACGAGAATCTACGGATGCACGGTACATATCATATATAGCTGCGCCTGTTTTTGCTTGCTCGTGTCCTGTTGTATTTTCAATTGCAAAGCCCGATATCTCATCAAGGATAACTACAATTACGTTATAACCTTCCCAAGCCTCACGCTCTGAGTGTCCTGAGTGTACTGTAATAGCCTTATCAAATTTAACTTCAGAAGCTTTATCTGTATACTTTCCAGCAAACCACGGTGACTTTTCAATTCTTGTTTTAAATCCTTTAAAGAATACGTTGCTTGCCTGTTGAGAGTTAATAGCAATGTTAATAATATCAATGCTATCTCCTGGAGGCTTGCCATAATATGTGGCTGGGTCTTTAAGGCATAATAGTAAATATACTATATATGATACTGCAATAGTTGAGCAGTAATCTTTTCCCGACCCTTTTCCTAGTTGAGCAACTACTTCGTTTGCGGTTTGCTTAAACCTTATTTTTCCTTCTTCTTCTCCAAAAAGCTTGATAAGAGTTGACTCTTTATAAATTTGGGAACTTTTTTCGATAAGCGTGTATTGATAGTCGGAAAGTTCTGGAAGCCCAAGGTATTCTGGACTTCTAACAAACGTTTTAAGATCGACTGGTTTTTCATCAAACTCTTCTCCATCGAGCATGTCGATAAGGTCATTAAAATCAAACGACATCGGATTCCTCTACTGAAACGGATTCAATTACTCCAGTAATTTGAGATAATCTTTTTGCTACTTCCATCTTACACTTTGGGCATATTGATGTAGTCTCTTTTAAGATTTTAACTAAAATATCTTGCTTGCGCTCTGTCTCTGCAATTTGTGCAGCAATTTCATTATTTTCTAATACGCCGATTGATTGTAGCATTGCAATTCTTTTAGTCTCTATGTCTGCAATAAGCTTTAATGCACCAGACTTTATTCCTAGCTGGCCTGTTTGATCTGCATCTTCTACTGTTTTCCACGCCTCTTTGATAAGCATGGCATAGTGCTGATCCGCCCCTGAGATGGCCTCTCGGGCACGATCTCTAATATTGCTATCATTATGTACAACGTCTTTCCAATCGTCGATTAACTCAAGAACCTCTTTGCGTTGTATTCCAGTGGTGGTGGCGATCTGTGTGGGTGTGCTTCCTTTAAGAAGTTCTTCAACCACCTTGTTCATTCTATCAAAATGCTCTGATAATTCTATTTCGCTCATTACTATATTATACTTTCAGTCGACTAAAATGTCAATCAGATTTAGCCTTTGCAATCTTATATAATACTAAATAGCCAATCAAATCATCAATATCATTGTCTCCAGCAAATCCTTGGTTATTCTTTACTCTGTTTAATTTGTCATCAATACGAACTTTTAATTGTTCTGTTGAGTCCGCCGTTGAAAATATTCTTGCTGGCTCAAGGGCTGAGTTACCATATGAGATATTCTTTTCAATTAACATTTGAGCAAGCTCATGGCATGTTGACCATATTTTATGTCCTGCTGGTGCACCAATAGCATTAAGATATAAATCACTACATCTAAATTCTTGTACGTCTGGAAATACTGGCTTTAACATTATTCCGCCCTCTTTTTTAAAGTTGCAATAAAATGATCATCAATAGGATTATTGGGATCTCTTGAATATTCTATTGTGTCAATTATAAAATATTTTTCCACAATTGGCAATACCTGAGACGCAGAATGATCAATCCATGTTCGGCTATGTAAAACTAATCTGTCCGCTATTTGAGACAAATCATTTAAATAGGAATTTAGCTCAGAGTCCTCAATATGCTGGAATACAAGGCTTGCCAATACTGTATCAAACTTAAATGTTTTTACAAGTTCCCAGTCAGACGTGTATGCTATATTACTAAGCTTATTTTCTTCTGGCACCAAATCAATCATGTTAGGAAGATCAAAAGAGATTACTTTATCATACGTTTTTGCAAGTGCTACGGAGTTTCTTCCTACCCCGCAACCAAAATCTAAAGCTGTTAATCCACTTCCAAGTAGGGACTCTACTTCTTTATATACTGGCATATCTTTAAGTGGTCCATTATATCCAGTGAGTATCAAATCTCCTGCTGTTTCTTTATTGGCACTTAGCCATGTTTCTTTGCTCATCGTTTTTTAATTAATCCAAACTGGTCTAAGTATCTCTGAATAGTCATAGCAGAGACTTTACATTCTTCAGCAATTTCTGTTATAGTTTTCTTTTGAATTACATATCTTCTATGTAACCAATCTTTACTTTGGTATAATTTCATCGTTCTGTTAGTACTTTGTTAGCATAATGTGCAATACCAAAACTATCTGCAACGTCAAAATCCACCACATTTAAATTATACTTCCTGTTAAAGTAGTCAGCAGTTCTCTGCTTTCTCATATTTCTTAATTTGTTTTGATACCATGAATCAGCGTACCCTGGATTTAATACTCTTATTGCCTGCTTCTCTTCTTTAGTTGGGTTTTTATTACCTATGTATGCTTGCCAAGAAGAGGGGGCTATTGTAATAACCTTTGCTCCAGTGGACATTAACTCTGCTATAACAACTCCATAAACATATGACAGTTTAATTACAGCATCTGCTGATTTAACAAATACTGCACCTTCAACAACAATGTAATCTGATTTTAATTCTTCAAGCATTGAATGCATTTTATTTTTTGCATCATGTATTTTTTCATATATATCTTCGCCCACTAGGTTAACTTTACCCCATTTTAAAGGGATATCGTTTTCCATCAAGCAGAAAGCAATAGAGTTAGTGGAAGCATCAATTCCAAGAACCCTATTTGCCTGCGTCTTCTTAAGACTAGCTAACGTCATCTATCATCCTAAATAATTTACTTTTATTTTCAAGGTTTATATTCTTCTCACATGTGGCGCATAAATCAGATTTATTATATCTGCTTAACTGACATCCACACTTTGCACATGGTCGCAAGGCACCATTCCTGATAGCTTTACGCTCATAATACTTTTCCATAATTCTACGATTAGTAGCAACTCGGCAACATTCATCAGTACAATACTTTTGATTATGTGTCTTTGGAGTAAAGTCTTTTTTGCATTCTGAGTTAGCGCAAATCATACAGAAGGAATCTCAAACTTTTCAATTTGAACTGTACCCACTGGTGTCTCTTTAGAATAACATTCTTTTTTAACTGGACAATATGTACAAGGCATCTTTGATTTAGTTGCTCCTGCAGGTCTCATTGGTAAATCGCCATCTTTAAAATTATCCCAAACTTCACACATCCATAAAAAAGTGTCTTCAATAATCTTTGTATTTCTTTCATTCATTGAAATAGGGATAACAAGGATCTCTTGAGTATTTTTATTCTCATACAAGAAAAATCCCTCTTTGGCATTCTTTAGCTTCATGTATGTTAGCAGTTGAAGCATATGGTTAGCAGTAGGTTTCATTTCAGACTGTCTTGTATCCCATACTTCTTGCTTAGCCGTCTTGATTTCACCAATTACGGTTTCACCATCGTACTCCATAATAAGATCTATAAATCCTCTAATTGGTGGATACTCGTTAAGAATCTCTTCTTCTTCTGCCTTAAATTGTGGCATAGATGAAATAAGCTTTTGAAGTCTTTCATGTGCTTGTGTACCTTGTGCCATATTGGCAACCGCAACTGCATCATTATCATCAATAAACATTGCACCAGAGAAGGCCATATACCAATACCTAGGGCAAGTTCCATGACCGTAGCCGAGGGAACTTGGGCTAAATGATTTCTTTGTCATCTCACCATCTGCACGTTTGGTATTTCTATATGACTCATCAAGCAGTTGAGCAAATAATTCTGGATCAAAGAATTTGCCTGTATGTTTTTTAAACTTTAGATTCTTTACTATATCTCTACCCATTTAAGAGTTATACCTCACAACATATTTAAGCGCATCAACCAATTTGTCTATGGACTCTTTTACAGAATAATATATATTCTTTTTATTATTATTAGCCGTTCCAGCCTTGTCCTTAGCAATTGTAGAATATACAGATGCAAGCACTGCAAACTTTGTTGACATTGCTTGAAGCTCCATAATCAAATGTGGAGCCTTTGCTGATGGAACATCAGGATTCATTAATAATTTTACCACAATTGCAAGGGCTCTGTCTAAGTGTTCATCTTTCATAAACTCATGCAGATCATTAAACTCTGTAATATCACTAATTAACTCAAGAGTATTTTTATCTTCAGCCATTCTTTATCCTCTTATCCCACTTGTCTAGGAATAGCCCCATAGGGTATCCAATTACAAAGCCAACCATTAATCCAATAAGAAATGCAATCATGCAAATGCCTTTTGAACTAACGCATATCCAATCCACAAGCCTACAATTCCCATTAATCCAGCAAATACTGGAGGGGCAGGAATTGGCAATTTAAATATACTAAAAACTCCACCTACTGCAATTCCAGTAATGGTTGTATAAAATAATTCTTTCATTAGAATGGAACCTCTACTTCTGAAATATCCCATTTAGCAGGTGCTGACCAAGAGTTATCGAATGCTGGCGTAGATTCTTTCTTTGATAGAGACCATGTTGTTACTGCAATTGTGTCTGCATTTACATCATAAGATGTACGACTGTTTCCTTCTTTATCTTTCCATGTTTCTTCATAAATCTTACCTACGATAACCACTTCTTGGCCTTTCTTTAGAGTAGCAATACTTTGTTCCGCCAAACTCTTCCACGCCTTAACGGTCCACCAGGATGTGTCTTTATCATCCCAGATACCTCAGGTAT